TCCCCGGCCACATGGCGTCGCGCGACGGAGTTCATGCGGCCGTCCGCGCCGATCACGAGATCGGGGGCGATCGTCGCGCTGTTGTCGAAATGAACGACGGCGCGGCCGTCGGGGCCGGCGTCGATGGCTGTTGCACAGTGGCCGAAGCGGACGTCGATGTCGTGTGCCGCGACGTGTCGGGCCAGCACGGCCTGCAGGTCGCGCCGCAGTATTGCGCGCGTCGGAAAACCCATGTGTCGGTCGAGTTCGCCGATATCGACGTGCTTGAACGGAGTGCCATGCCGGTCCATGCACCGCATCGCGCGCAGGTGGCCGCTGACTTCGACGATGTCGGGCAGGAGGCCGAGCTGCTCGAGCACGAAGCAGGCATTCGGCCATAGGACGACGCCGGCGCCCATCGTCGTCTCGGACGGCCTGCGTTCGTAGACCCGTATCCGATGTCCGTGCCCGGCAAGCGCAAGCGCGGTGCTCATGCCGGCCACGCCGGCGCCGAGAATGGCGATATCCATATTGATGCTCCGGTAGGTGCGTGCGCGTGCTCGCGTCGGCGCGGATTCGTGCCGGCGGCCGCGCCTTGACTGGATCCACATCGTAATTTACGGTCACGAACGGGATAAGCCGCGAAAAACGGCGAGCTTTGATACCTGAAACGGGATAATGATGCGCAGCAAGCTGGATCTGAACGCGGTGCGCGTGTTCGTGTCGGTCGTCGACGAAGGCAGCTTTGCCGGCGCCGCACGCGTGCTGTCGATACCCGGTTCCAACGTGAGCCGCCATGTGGCGCAGCTGGAATCGAGGCTCGGCGTGCGGCTGCTGGAGCGCAGCACGCGGCACTTGCGCATGACGGAGGCCGGACGCCTGTTGCACGAGCGCGCAAAGCCGATGCTCGATGCGCTGACGCATGCTGAATTCGAACTGACCTCGCAGCAGACGGAATTACGCGGCGTGCTGAAGCTATGCGTGCCCGGCGAAATCGGGCCGCGTATGCTCGGGCCGATCGTCGCGGAATTCGCGAGCCGCCACCCGCGTGTCGAAATCGATTGCGACACGCGCCTCGCGGGCGTCCCGACGCTGCGCGACGATATCGACCTGTCGATCATCGTCAATCGCGGAAGGCTGGACGACAGCGCGTTCGTCGTCAGGCCGCTCGTCAGCTTGCCGAGCGTCGTCGTGGCTGCGCCGTCGCTGATCGAACGCACGGGCATGCCGACGCGGACGGAGCAGCTCAGGCAGTTGCCGTGCATCACGACGCTGAGCACGCTGAAAGGGCAGCCGTGGCAGTTCGCCGACGGCGACGGGCGGATTCACAAGATTCCGGTCACCAGCCGGTATCGCGTCAATAGCGGGGAAATGGCGGGTCTGGCGGCGGTGAACGGGATCGGCTTCGCGATTCTCGTCGAACGCGGATGCGCGGCCGAGCTGGCTGCCGGGCGGCTGGTGCGCGACCCCTCGACGGGCCGCGAGATAACCGAGCCGACGCCCGTCGACGGCGACGACCCGTTCTGGATTCGACGCCTCGCCGACGGCGACGTGGAAGAAGGCGCGGGCGACGCACCGAACAACCTGCCGGCCGCACGCCGCGTCGCATTTGACGCTGCCGCATCCGCCGGCCACGCCGAGGAGCAGTAATGGGCTCGATGAGCTTCAATCAGATCCCGGTCAACCTGCTGACTCCGGGCCAGTACGTCGAATTCGACAACAGCAAGGCTGTGTCGGGCCTCGTGGTGATGCCTAACCGCATCCTCATCATCGCCCAGATGCTTGCGGCCGGTACCGCCACGCCCAACGTGCCGTTTCAGGCTGACAACCTAGTCGGGGTGCAGAACCGTTGCGGCCGTGGCTCGCACGCGGCGCTGATGTTCGAGGCGGAGCTGCGTGTTACCGACACGATCGAAACGTGGATCCTGCCGCTCGCCGACGCGGCCGGGGGCGTTGCCGCTACCGGCACGGTTGCCATTGGCGGCGCGCCCACAGCAGCCGGCACGCTGAACCTGTATCTCGCGGCCGATCGCGTGCAGGTGGCCGTAAGTGCGACGGACACGCCGACCACCATTGCCACTGCACTGGCTGCGGCGATCAATGCGAACGCCGATCTTCCGGTGACCGCAACGTCGTCTGCCGGTACCGTGACGCTGACCGCGCGCAACAAGGGCACGCTTGGCAATGACGTCGACCTGCGGGTGAACTACTACCCGCTGTCGGAGACCACGCCGGCCGGTTTGACCGTGACCATCACGGCCATGGCAGGCGGCACGGGTGACCCGTCCATTGCCGCGGGCCTCGCAGCCGTTGGCGAGACGCAGTACAACACCATCCTGATGGGTCTGTCCGACGCGACCAACATGGCGCTGATCGAGACGGAGCTCGACGCTCGCTGGGGCCCGCTGCGCCAGAACGATGGCCGTGTGCACACCGCCGTGCGCGGCACGGTCGGCGCGCTGAACACGTATGCCAGCACGCGCAACAGCCCGCATGTGGTGGCCTGGTCGGTCGAGCAGGGTGGTTCGCCGTCGCCCGTCTGGGAGCACGCTGCCATCTGGGGCGCGATCTGCGCCTTCAACCTGGGTGCCATCGATCCGGCACGCCCGGTCCAGACGCTGGTCGGTACCGGCTTGTTGCCGGCCTCGCAGGAAAAGCGCTTCACGCGCGCGGAACGCAACAACCTGTTGTCGTACGGGCTGGCGACCTACATCGCCAATCCGGGCGGGCAATTGGCTGCGGAGCGGGCCGTGACGATGTACACGCAGAACGCCAGCGGCATCGTCGACCCGAGCTATCGGGACGTCGAGACGATGTACACGCTCAGCTACCTGCGTTACAGCGTGCGAGCGCGAATCGCGCAGAAATTCCCGCGGCACAAGCTTGCCAACGACGGCACGATCTTTGACGCCGGCCAGGTGGTGGCCACGCCCAGCATGATCCGCGCCGAGCTGATTGCGCTGTTCCGTCAATGGGAAGAGGTGGCGCTCGTCGAGGACTTTGACCAGTTCAAGGCTGACCTCCAGGTGGTGCGCAGCACGACCGACGTCAATCGCATCGACGTGTTGCTGCCGCCGAACCTCATCAACCAGTTCCGCGTCTTCGCGGCGCAGATCCAATTCCGTCTGTAACCCGATGCGCGGGGCACAAGCCTCGCGTGTCTCCTCAAGGAAAAATCCATGGGCAAGCAAGTTATGGGGCGCGCGTTCATCACGGTGGACGCCCAGCGCCTCGCATCCGTGCCTGGCACGGCAAAGCTGGACACGGGCGGTGTCGAGCGCACGCCCCAGGTGTCCGACGCTGGCACCGTCTATTACACCGAGAAGCCAAAGCAGGCCGAACTCGAGTGCGACATCCTGATCACCGCCGACACTGACATCCTGGCGCTGAACAAGACAACCGATGCGGTCGTGCTATTCGAGGCCGATTCGGGGCAGCGCTACATGGTGCGCGACGGCGCGGTGTCCGCTCCGCTGAACCCCCAGGCGGGCGACGGTAAGGCGTCGCTCAAGATCTTCGGCGCACCGGCGGAGGAGGTCTGATGGCTGCCATTGCTTCTATCAAGGTGCCGCTGAGCGAACCGCTGAAGCTCACAGGAGGTGGCGAGCTTACGGAGCTGGTGATGCCGCGACCCAAGGCGCGACATCTGCGATCTCTGCCTATGACGGCAACGCCGAGCATGGGGATGATCATCGACCTCGCAGCCGAACTCGCCGGACTTACTTCGGATGAAATCGATGAGCTGGAAGCGGCTGACACCATGGAGGTGGTCATCAAGCTGGGCCCTTTCTTGGTGAAAGACGATGGGACGACGCCGTCGCCCTCATCGCCTACACCTTCCACTTCCCCCCAGAGTCCATCTGGGACATGACGACTGCGGATCTCGACTTCTGGTGCAGTAAGGCCGAAGAGATCTACAAGGCCCAAGCCAGCGCCAGGAGTTGAGCATCGTGGGGACTATCAATAAGGCCGAAATCGTCATTACCGCGCTGGACAAAGCCAGCGCGGTATTGACGCGGATCGGTGAAAAATTCGACGGCATCACCAAGCCGGTGGGCCGTGTGCACGAGGCGGTGGGCAAATTCGCTGAGGCGACCGGCTTCAGCAAGATGCAAAGCGCAGTCAGTGGCCTGACAGACAAGCTCAAGGGCTTGGCGACTGCGTCGGTCGGCCTGGGTGTCGGCTACAGCGTCGCGCTGGGCGGCATGGTCGCCATGGCGCACAAGGCGGCAGAGGCAATCGACCAGGTCGGCGACCTGGCGTCTCGCTACGGCGTCGCCACGCAGGATATTCAGGTCTTCGGCGGTTTCGTCGAGGAGGCTGGGGGCAGCGTCGAAGACGCCTCCAAGGCGATCGGCAAGCTCAACAAGAACATGAGCCTTGCACGCGCCGGCAACAAGGAGATGCAGGCCGCGTTCGCTACGGCCAACATCACCATGGATGATCTTCGCAAGAAGACGCCGTCCGAAGTGCTGTTCAAGATGGCCGAGGCAGCCAAGGCCTCGCAGAAGGAAGGCGCAAAGCTGGCGACGCTGGAAGCACTGATGGGCAAGAGCGGCTCCATCATGCTCGACACGCTGAACAAGGGCGGCGACGAGCTCCGCGAACGTTACCAGCAAATGACGGCCGACGGTGCGCTGTACACGGGCGAGCAGATCGCCCAGGCGGATGCCTTCGACAAGTCCTGGCGGCGGATGCAGCGCACCGTGGAGAGCGTGCGCAACTCCATGGGGCTGAAGCTGGCCAACGCCATCCAGCCGCTGGTCGACCGCATGCAGGCCTGGGTGGTGGCCAACCGCGCCATGCTGGAGTCCAAGGTCGACAAGTTCGCCGCTGCGCTGCCCGGCGTGCTGACCGATGTGCTTGACGTCTTCCAGGCGCTATGGGGTATCGCGGTCAAGCTCGGCGGTGCGTTCAAAGCGCTCAAGGAAGCGGTGGGGCCGACCAATGCTGTGCTTGCGGTGCTGGCGCCAATTCTGGCGCCGGTGGTGCTGGCGGTCGGCCAAGTGGTATTCGCGTTCGCGCGGTTCGCGTGGATCCTCGGAAACGGCCTGTTCATCATGCTGCCCAAGCTAATCGGCTTGATCCGGCTGGTCGGCATGGCCTTCATGACCAACCCGATCCTGCTGGCGATCGGCCTGATCGCTGCCGGCGCGTTTCTGCTCTGGAAAAACTGGGATACGGTGGTTGGCTGGCTGAAAGCTGCATGGCAGATGCTGGGCGATGCGGCTGTTGCGCACGTGCAGATCGTGCTGGGTATCTGGTCTGGCATCGGTCAAGCCCTGATCGCGGTTTTCACGGGCGATTGGGCGAAGCTCGGCCAGATCGTGCAGGGCGCGCTCGATACCTTCAAGAAGTGGTTTCCGGGGCTGTACGACGCATTCACGGAAGTGTGGGAGCGCATCACCACGTGGCTCACTGAACAGCTGCAGGCACTGACCAGCATGCTGCCGGGCTGGTTGACGGGTGGGTCCATCAACGTCAATGCGGCCACGACGCCAGTGCCTGTCGGCGCGGGCGCGGCCCAGACGATCGCCGGAGGCGGCCCACAACGACAGGAAGTCGGCGGGCGGATTCAGATCGAACTGATGGGCGCGCCGGCCAAGGTCACCGACATGCGCTCTAACAACCCGAACGTGCCACTGGACGTGTCGGCCGGGCAATACGCCTACTAGAACCCATCAACGGGAGATTCGCCCGGCCTAGTGCCGGGCGTTTGCTTTTCAGGAGAGCCAATGAGCTGGCGAGATGAGCTGCGGCCGGCGTCGTTTCGCGGCGTGCCGTTTGAGACGCGTGGTTCGCATGAGCTGACCGGCGGCCGTCGCCGCGTAGTCCATGAGTATCCGCAGCGCGACGAACCCAGCCTGGAAGACATGGGGCGGAAGGCGCGAGGTCGCAAAATCACCGCCTTTGTGATCGGTCCCGACTACATGGCTGGTCGTGATGCGCTGATCGCCGCGCTCGAGCAAGAGGGTTCCGGCGAACTGATCCTGCCGTTTGGCGGCCGGGTCAAGGTCGGTATTGGCGACTTCACCATGCGCGAGAGCACGGAATTCGGCGGCATGGCCGAATTCTCGATCGACGTTACCGAGGATGCTGGTGCGCTCGAGCCGGAAACGGATTTCGATGCCGATGGCGTGCTGGAGGAGAGCCAGGACGCCGCGTTTGATGACATTGCAGACGACTTTTCGAGCGGGTTCGATCTTTCCGGCCTACCGGCTTGGTCGCTCGACGACATCAATGCGAGCGTCAGCGAGTTCCTCGACTTGGATGCATTCAAGGATTTGGCGTCGAGCGTGCTCGATGTGAAGAGCCGGCTCAGCGATCTGCTGCAAGTCCCGCTCGACCTGGCCACGACGCTGATCGGCTTGGTCAAGCAGGCAAGCGACGTGCAGTCGATCTTTGACGTGCCGTACATCCCTGTACGCAGCTGGCGCGGGCAGGGTGCAACCACGACGACTGCAACGCGAGGGGTAGTGGTGCGGCGGCAGTCAGATGTGAACATGCTGTTCCACCGCGCGGCGCTGGTGCAGGAGACGGCCTTGATCGGCAGCCTGCCCACGCGCGCGAAGGTGGAAGAGGCGCGCGAACGCTTGCTCGATCACTTCGACGCGCACGATGCGACGCCAGGCTTGCCTCGCCCGACGCCGACTCTGGCTCGTGCGATGCAGGCTTTGCGAGTCAACGCTCTGGTGGTGTTGCGTCGTCAGGCAGCCGCGCTGCCTCGCTCATACACCCTGCAGTTGCTGCAGCCGACGCCCGCAGTCGTGCTTGCGTATGACCTCTATGAGGATCTGCGCGCCAGCGAAATCGTGGCGCGCAATGATGTGCGGCATCCCGGGTTCGTGCCCGCGGGCGTGCCGTTGGAGGTGACCAGTCAATGACAGACCCACGCAACAAGCTGACGTTGAAGGTCAATGGGCAACTCTTCGGCGGGTGGACCAGCGTGCGCGTTCGGCACAGCATCGAGCAGATCGCGGGCACGTTCGACATTTCGTACACCGAGCGTTGGCCCGGCGAGACGAGGGCATGGGTCATTCCTGCCGGCGAGTACTGCGAGGTGCTCATCGGAGAGCACACCGTGGTCAGCGGTTTCGTCGACAAGACGGCAGTCAGCTACGACGGCAACAGCCACGCCCTGCGTGTTACGGGGCGCGATCGTACTGGGGACTTGGTCGACTGCTCGGCGCCCTCCAAGGCGTTTTCCGGCCTCACGTTCAAGCAGCTGGCTGATGAGCTTTGCAAGCCGTTCAGCATCACGGTGTACGACGAGACGGCAGATGAGAAAAAGCTGACCGTGTCGCAGAAAAAGATCGGGAAAAAGGGCACCAAGCCAAAAGCTAAACGTGTCGGCGCGGCGTTGCCCAAGGCTGCAAGCCAGAACTCAGAAACGGTGTTCCGGACGCTGCAGCGCCTCGCGCGCAATGAGGGTGTGCTTCTGGTGTCGGACGCGGAGGGCGGTTTGCTGCTAACGCGTGCGGGCCGTGCTGGACGCATCAGCGTGTCGCTGGAGCTGGGCAAGAACATCCTTGCGGCCGAGTTCGAGCACTCCCAGGTGAACCTGTTCTCAGAGATCACCGTCAAGGGCCAGGCATCCACGCAGGACGCCGACGGTGCGGGAAAGATGGAGAACTGGCTCAGCCCAAAGCACACCGTATCGCGCGGCAGCGCAGGTGGCGTGAAGACCGGAAACAGCCAGATCACGCGCTACAGGCCACTGATCATCGTCGCAGAGGCCCAGGCGGACGCGCGCCGTGTCAAGCAACGGGCCGAGTGGGAAGCCAGCAACCGCGAGGCCAAGTCGCGCACGTACAAGGCCACGGTGCAGGGCTGGTATCCGAGTGACCAGGACCGCGACATCTGGCGCATCAACAGCATGTTGCGTGTGGTCGATGCATGGGCCCGTATCGACGAGGACTGGCTGTTGGCTGCAGTGGATTTCACGCTCGATGAGAGCGGCACCCGCGCGGAGCTGGAGCTGACCAGCCCGAAGGCCTTCGACGAACTCCCCGAATTGCCCCAGCCGAAGGCGGGCGCGGCCGGGACCGGAAAAATGGAGAAGTGGTGATGCTCGATGTCATCGACAAGATGCTCGACCCCATCCGCGGGCGTGTCGGCGGTCTGGTCCGTCGTTGTGTGCTAACCGCGCTCAGCGACGCGAGCGGGCTACAGCACGCCCAAGTGCGTGCGCTGGCGGACGACGACCACGACGACGTGGAGCGCTTCCAGCAATACGGCTTCACCGGCGTGCCAAAGGCCGGTGCTGAGGGCCTGGTGGTGGCGGTGGGCGGCAACACGGACCACGGAATCATCGTGGCAGTTGACGATCGGCGGTACCGCCTCAAGGGGTTGCAGTCCGGCGAGGTCGCCCTCTACGACGACCAGGGGCTCAAGGTGTATTTGACCCGTGACGGCATCGTAATCGACGGCGGCGGCAAGGACGTCCAGTTCGTCAACACGCCAACGGTGCGAATCCCGCAGGACCTGCATGTGGGCCGCGACATCGTCGCCGAGCGCGACATTGCGGATCAAGGCGGCGCCAAGACCATGAAGGGCATGCGCACGACCTACAACGGCCACAAGCACCCCGAGAACAACGTCGCGGGCGGTAACACCAATCAACCCAACGATCAAATGTAGGTATGGACATCGAGCTCTTCTGGAACGCTGCCGAGAGTCGCTGCGAGTGGAGCCAGCGGCCGGATGGGCAGCTCGCCGCAGATCACGACCTGAAAACCGCTGTGCTGGTTTCGCTGTTCACCTGGCGCCGGGCCGAGTCGGGAAACCGGCTACCCGATCCGAAGGGCCCGCGACGCGGCTGGTGGGGTGACCTGCTCGCCAGCAAGCCGATCGGCTCGCGCCTGTGGCTGCTATCACGCGAGAAGCAAACAGCCGAGGTCGTGCGCCTCGCCAAGGAGTACGCCGAAGAGGCCTTGGCCTGGCTTGTCAGCGACGGCGTCTGTTCGGCGGTCGACGTTGCGAGCGAGATCGTGCGCCCTGGGATGCTGGGGCTGCGCTGCACGTTCACGCGGCCGGGCGTCGACTCCGTGGCGTTCCAGTTTGACTTCGCGTGGCAGAACCTTTCCAACATCACGAGCTGACATGTCATATCCAAGACCCGAACTGCAGG